ACAAAAGAATCCATGTTTACTTAGTGTAATAGCTGATATTAGGGGCGAAATAAATAGGGCTTTTATCTCTATTTTCATTTTGCGCCATCAATAAATGTTTTTCATATTGTTGTTCAAGGTAAATTATACGCTGTGGATCTACTTGAGGCAATTCTTGAGCCATTTGCCATGCTAATCCATTTTGAATTGCGAACAGCATATATTGCGGAATTTCAATTTCACCATTCAAATCACCTACGTCTTGAATATAGCGATTAAGCCAGAGTTCAATCTGAGGTTGAATGGAGTTAGGAACTGGCCAGACTTCCATGTTAGGTTGGTTAATAGTTCTATTAAACCAATATTGCAATGGACGCAAGGCTTGAAATTGACGATTAGGCAGGTTTGAGTAATCATCCCTGTTCATACGTGCCATTGGGATTGCCACAGGCATTGTACCGAATTGAACTTGACGCACGCCCATGTCAACACCAGCGACCTGCTGAATTCTCCAATACGGCAGCGTAGCCGTAGCTTCTAAATCATAATAGAGCCATTGACCAGAAACCCAATTCACAGCTCCAGGAGCTTCAATAGTTTCCCATGTAGTTCCGTCGGCGGACGCTTGAATCTCAATAGTTACTGAACCAGTTACCGCAGAGAGAATACCAACAGTGTTAATATAAAGCGGATTACCAGAGCCGCCATTAATACCAATAGCGCCAGTGTTATTGGTGAGTTGGCAGACGTTTTGTCCTGTACCGTCAAATGCATTAGCAGTAACGCCAGATGTACTATATGAGCCAGTAGTTATATTGCTAGTTGTACGATAGTTAGCGTTCAATACGTCAACAGTACCGAGGGGTAAATAGTAATAAGTTTGATCAGGAATCAAACCAATGACTACTTTGTTAATTGCCCAGTAGTTGATACCCCAGTTAGCTAGGCTAGACAAGAGGTAATATAAACTAGTCTTTGCAGCGCTAACTTGTTCTACTGTGAGTTCCTCAGCCAACTTACCCGCGCGACGAGCACCATGATCAATCAGATCTTGAACTGATACGACTGTTTGACTTACAGTTCCAGAAGTGGACATTTACCACCCCGCAATCTTCTTGACTTTTCCGCCTGTCTTTTTTGCCGCGCGTTTTTCTGAGTAAGCAATTGCCACTGCTTGTTTCTGCGGTTTACCCGCTTTAATTTCAGTAGCAACATTCTTACCAAATGCAACTTTAGATTTTGATTTGATTAATGGCATGATTATGGAGTTACGTTAGCAGCTACATCAGATTGAATTAAGTAACCTTCTACGCCGAGGTTGATTGCAGCAGTACTTGCGCTAGTTACAAATAAAAACTGAAGGTCAGTCTTACCTGAGAACTTACGAGGCATAACCCTATCAACATTGTAAGCAGTTACAAACGGAGCATTCTGACTAACGATATTTACGCCGTTAAAAGTGCTCAAATTTTGATAAGTCACATAGTTGGTATTGTTACCGTTGAATGACGTATTAGCATTTACACGTTGCAAGTAAAAATCAAATCCGTTAGGTACGGTATAAATAGACATCAAGCTACGACCGAATCCTACGTTAATCTGAGCGTAAGTGGTTCCGCCGTTCTTTGCAGTTACGATACCCGTAGCATTGCCAGAAGTAGTAACCAGCGCATTAATACGTAAAAACAAACCAGTTGTAGTAGAAGTTCCAGATGCATTCAATGTCACTGTTTCAGTCAATGAATTATAATTTGCATCAAGACCTTGAACTTGAATCTTTACACCTGCATCTGTAGCGCCAGCGGCACTAGCCACAGTCATCGCTACGGCAGAACTAGGGAAAGTGTATGCGGTAGCATTTTCCCAAAGAGGAATTTTTGTTGTGGTTACAGAAGATTGATAACCGTAAATATTTACCGTGCTATGACCATAAATTTGGCCACGAGAAACTTGCACATTAAATGGTTCAAATGCACCTGCGCGAGTAATTGATGAAACTGATGCAGTCATATTTTATTCTCCAAAATTTAAGAAAAGCAGGGGCGAACCCCCGCTAATTCTTACCAGTTACACTTCTTAGCTTTACCACCAGTAGCCTTGTGAGCCTTGCCACCGTGCGCCATGTGTTCCTTGTGGGAAACATGTCCACCGTGGGCGTGGTGTTTAGCAGCATGTTCGTGCATGGATTTGTGTCCAGCATGTTCGTGCTTGCTTTTGGAGTGATGAGCAACATGTCCGCCATGCTTGTAACCTGCTGGACTTTCTTTGATTTCGCCAGTGCCTGATTTCTTTGTAGGCATTTTTGAACCATCGTTGATCTTAGAGATATACTCTTTAGCAGTAGCCAAGCCGCCTTTAGCAAACTTTTTCAAATGTCCACCGCGCTTATAGCCTACTCCTTCAACACCTTCAGTTTTGGTGTGGAAAGATTTAGTCTGCTTAGCTTGATGTACTTTGTCTTTGATGTCAATCTTTGGCTTCAAAGTAGTTTTGGTTTCAAAACGATCAATAGCTGCTCCGCCATCTTTCTTATGCATCTTACCACCCATGCACATTTTGGCTTCATGCTTGTGATGTTCATGCATCTTTTTGTGATGCGCAGAACCGCCTTCTTTGTGCTTAGCAGCGTGGTGCTTAGCCATAGCTTTGTGATGCTCATGTGAACCAACAGGATGACCAGATACATGATGAACCTTACCGCCTTTTTTGTATCCAGGACCTTCTACACCTTCGGTCATACGCTTAGAATCACGACGAGTAGCTTCAATCCCACCAGCTAGACCGCCCATTACGTTCGGACCAGCCTTTGGAGCGCGACCACCAGCTTTTAAACCATGATGAGCTTTAGAAGCCTTTTCATGTTCATGATGCTTGAGTTCTTTTTCAACGCGCTTGATTTCAGCTTCTTCGTTACGAATATGACCGCCTTTGGCATGCTTTTTAGCATGACCGCCGCGCTTCATACCGTCGCCAACTTCATCAACTGAAGGCTCGGTTGTGAACCTTTTTGGTTCACGGATAAATTTACTAGTTGCCATGGTGTTTTATCTCCTATTAGGCTTGGTTTACACCGAGTGCACCGAGGCGAGTAGCGTTTGGACCAACCGCGATCGCAGGTACAGCCAATGAACATACTAAACGACGAACACCGTTAGTCGCGCTTGAAGGAGTGTAAGTTCCACGAACGTCACCAGTAGTCGAAGTAGCTGGGTTAGTCATATCAGCAACAGTTGCAGTTCCAGTATCTTCAGCCAATGCGCTAGCCCAACCTGCGCTGATGATGTAACCAGCGTCAGTAAAGCGGATAGGGCAGCCGAGTACATCAGTAGTACCTACTGACACAGCAACGGTAGTGCCAGCGCTAACAGAGATAGAAGAAATCTGATAGAACGCTTTTTTACCAGGAGTAGTCGTAGAAGCAACAGTGCCAGACGCGATAACTTCAGTCATAGCTTGACCGTAGTAGTCATAGCCAGAGATAGTGAAGTTTGCACTAGCTGGGCTACCTGAACCAGTAGTTACGCTTACGGCACGTGGGCAATCCAATTGGATTACAGTTGTACCGTCAGTACGTACTACAGATTGAGTGCTTGTACCAGCTGCTAAAGTAGCAGTGCCAGCGGCAGCATAAATAACAGCTGCAGAAATGTTTGCAACTTGTTTAGCTTCAGGAATAACGTCCCAAATATAAATACGACCGAGAGGACCAACGCCGAGGGACATTGGAGCTGGATCGCCTAGGAAGTAATTGCCAGAAGCAGTTACAGTAATAGAACCAGTAGCAGATGAAGAGGCGCTTAAATTATAAGTGCCAGTTGTACCTGAACCAGTCGCGAAAGAGGTAATATAAGAACCAGCAGTAATACCAGTACCAGTAACATATTGACCAACGGTCAATGGGTCACCAGATTGTAACGCGGTTACAGTCAACACTGTACCAGTTACAGAACCAGTAACTACAGAAGCGGTCGCATTTTTTGCAGTGCCCATGAAGGTGGGCGCGGAACCTAGAAATAGGTCATCACTAAATTGTGGCATGTGTCTTTCTCCTTGAAAAGCTTAGACATATTACATTAAGAAAAAGGGGCTAGGCTTTTGACCCAGCCCCTGTATTACATTAGACTCCAGGTGTGCCGTACATAGCACGTGGGTCTGTCCAGCTTGGCCAATAACGCTCGGTTGCCTTGTAACGCATGGAGTCGGTTTCGAAATCGCCTTCCATGGTTTTCTCAAGAGCACGACGCATCATTAACTTCATACCTTCTGGGGCATCAGTTTGAACCCACCAGTTAGTCGCAGAAGTCAAACGGCTAATTACTGAAGCACCTTCTGGCAACAATCCAATTGATTTGATTGGGTTGATGTCATTGTTTGCTGTACCAGTACGTAGCACTGACTTCAACAACACTTCGGCTTGGAACACGTTGCCAGGAGCCACAACCAATTTCAATGGTTGTAGGCGGATCTTCTTACCGTTGTTGTCAACAGCTTGACGAACCTGAATCAACATTTGCTCAAGTGAAGTCTGGGATAAGTTAGCAGCAGTACCTAGCAAGTTGCTAAATGTGCCGTTAACGATTGGGTGAGCAGAAGAACTCAATGCAACGCCGTCACCACCAGTGTATGAACTATTGAACGCGCGGTTCAAAATGTTCGCACAGAGGAGTTCCTTAGTTTCAACGAGGGACTGTGCCAAGTGCTTAGCATATACTTGACCAATACGGATGTGGTCTCCGTCTTCAACTAAAACCTTAGTCAAAGCGAATGCCAAACCAAATACTTGGTAAACATAGCGTTGCAAGAATAACACGCCACCTTGTTGATAGGTTACTGGGCTGCCATCAGGTAACTGAGGAGCTGCACCAAAACCGTACAATACTGGTTCTTCGTGGTAGTTACGTGGAATGCCTGCTTGTTCACGGAAAACTGTGGACCATTCATCGGCACGTTGATCATAAACTCCGTCAAATGCTTCGTTGAGGATTGGCTCAACTATTGAACGGAAGTCCGTACTGCGCATCGGGGCTGCCATAGTTCAGTCCTCCTTAGATAGCGTTAGAAACAGCGATAAACTGAGGTTTAGAGATTTGTATACGAACGATTGTATACGCATCACCCCAAGCATTATCAACATAGGGAGCCAAATCAACAACACGCATTTGGCCATTGTTACCTGAGCCTACTGCAGAAGCAGAGCCAAGGGTACATTGGGACAAACCAGTAGTTGTAGAACCAGCGGTGAGATTGGTAAAGTTATACTCATTACCAACTGAGGTCTGAGCCATAGAGCCATCAGCTTGAATTTCATAAACGATTTGTTGGTCGTTGTAGAAGTAAGCGATGATGCTACCTGCAATAGCGGTAGTGCTTGCTGGCCAATAGTTAGAAACACGACGGCGACCAGTTGTATCTGTCCACTCAACACCTTGGAATGAACCAGAGAATGCTTCGGTAGAAGTTACAGGCTGAATAACACCATTGTTTGCGTAATACTCGACGGGTTGACCCTTCAAAATGTTTGAAGCGTAGCCCGATGGGATACCATTTGCTAATGCCTGTGCACGTTCCAAGCCTGTTGGAAAGAATGCAGGGCGCAAGCCAAATGGAGCGGAAATAGCTGACATAGTTTGCTCCTTAAAGCGGTTAATAGGATTTTGGTTTTTAGCTTTGTTCAAAGCCGACTTGGCAAAATCACATTTAGCGCGATTTTAAGGGTGCATCTACTTCTAATTTAGACTAAGCTGCGTGAAGCAACTTGAATTTGAAAGAATTATAGCTCAATTTTGGAATAGTTAAAATTTTATTTTTAACTACCCCAAAATTTACTTATTTACTCAAACAAAGGAGCTTGACGACTAAGGTCAAAATCCATACCGTCACCTTCAA